AAGCAGAATGGCGTCGCCAATCAAACCCCAAATGGAGCGCTTCTTAGGCTTGAAGCCACGGACAAGAATTTCCTCCATGCCCTGATCTGAGCCGGGAATAGCCCCTGCTTCCGATATACCGCCGCTGTACCCCGGAGGGGCCGCAGGAACTGGACCAGCAATGCCGCCGGGACCAGCGGTTTGTTGCGAGGGATTAGCGAATAGATCAAGCACGCCCGCTGCTCCTTGAAGCGGAGCCTGACCGCTGTTCATCAGGATATCGGACAAGTTACCCATTTGCGATAGCCCCGATGATATCACCAGCGATACCATCCTTGCCGCCCTTAGCGCTGCCCTTACTGTACTGACCAGCAGACGACATGACGCCGCCAGCACCAACGCCCAGTTTGCCTAGATTATTAAGCTGATCCATGTATTGCGAAAGATAAGTGCTGGCCAGACCGTAGCGATACTTCTCAAGGCCCTTCATGGCTGCACCCGATTGGCCCAGTCCCCGAGCGTAGAAGTTCGAGTTAACAGAATTAGTGCCCTGCTCCAGCAGATGCTTAAAACCTCCAGAGTCAGCGAAACCGGCTGGGCCGCCTTTCAGCATATCCCACATGGCGTTGCCGCCTTGATTTACGAAGCCTAGCGCAGGACCAAAGGCGCTGCTAATCGCGTCGTAAGACTTATTGCCGCTCTCTGACTTCTCTTTGCTAGGGCTGCCAAAGAGGGTGTCAACAATACCACCCATTATTCAATATCCTTAGTTTTAACGAACAACTCGTGTTCTCCGTTCTTGGTGACGATTAAACCACACGATTTAAAACCTAGTTGACGGGTAATCCACAGAGCGGGCCGGTTGTCCGTCTTAGTCAGCCCTCTAATCGCTTTAGCGCCGTAGTTCTCAAACATTTCGCCCAACATGCGCTTGGCCAGATCAATTGCCTCTCGTCCACGCACTCGAAAGAAATAGTGTCCAGTGTAAAGACCGGGGTACTCGTAAGCGAATATTCCAGTAGATGCGCTAGCATCGTGGCCGTCTCTCAGCATTACATTGTTTGGGTTGCTGACCCACTCTTCGCAATCCAGTACATCGTTTAAATCCGGATAAAGCGAGATAGCGTCGTGAAGATCATCAGAAGAGAAAGAACGGTGCATTATCTCGTTTTTACGTAAAACGCGCCGCCATTGAAATTGCCACCGGCCGAGGCAATGATGCGTACAGCGTTAATGGGGGAGGTGGAGCCTCTGAAAATACGGTGGCTGGTGCCGACAGTGAGATTAAGACCTATCGCCCGAGGGCCGTTGGCCCCGATGATGTGCGTAAAAGCGGTTCTAGCGGCCGTAGCATTGGTGTTATGCATTTGCGAAATAACAGAGTTGCCAGTCGCGACGCCATTGGCATCCATAAAGAAATGGTCAGTGCCGCCACCATAGAAAGTAGACCCGTTATTTGTGCTGACGCGAATATTAACGGAGCCGCTCACAGACTTGGTGACGGCATCCATGATAATAAAGATTTCGTTAGGAGTGCCTAGATCGATGAAATCCAGAGTGCCCGAAGCGCCGTCATCAGCGAAGTTCCAAATACCGGTGTTAGTAAATCCTGAACCCGCTAAGGCCCAGTCTCCGCCGCCGCCACCTGAAGGAGTTTCCCAAGTAGGATCAGCTGACGCGCCGTGAGTAGTAAGAACATCGCCATCAGTTCCGGGGGCTAAAGCCTGCCAATCCGCAGAGTCTCGGTACAAGATGGCCCCGTGCGTATCGTCGATCATATCGAGAACATCTGAGGCGGGCTTGAAGGCCAGATCATCGGCAGCATCGTCCCAAGTGACCACTTGATCTTCATCAGGATCACCGCCTAACGCTTCAATCAACGAAGCCGAGATACGGGCATCCGAGATGTCTTCTAAAATACGCTTGAAGTATTCAGTTGGATACCCAGTTTCAGGATTAACGATTGGAACGTTCCAAGCCAGAGGGTTGATAATCTTAGCCATCTACGCCTCCTACTTCGATATTGAATCCATCAATTCGGCGGGCATAACCTGTGTCGGTAATCTCGAACACTCGGCCCGGAGCGGGCATCAAACCAAGACCGTACCAACGAACCGTGATATCTTCGCCGATATCTTCGCCGGCTACGTCTCCGTGCGAAGTATACGTCTGGCCATCGTCGTCCGAGGTGCGCAAGGTGATTGTTAGCGTTGAAGCATCGATACCAGTGGACGGCTCCTTTTCGGAGACAGCCAGTTCTGCCATATGACACTGAGCATTCTTGCGCATACGAGTCTGTGCGCGACCTGATACGATAGAAGTGATCGGTGTAGTATCGTCATCCAGCCGCCCCTCGGGATCAATAATCCACAAGATACCGGACTCAGTATCACAACAGATGTTCCAGCCTTCCCATTGGACGCCATCGTTGCCCCGCCAATAAACAAATTCTGGCGAACGCCACTGCGCCCACTGGCCAGTCAACTTATCGAATACCAGTGTCCCAACGTCTCCTAGCTGGAGAACGTAGAAGTCGTGGTCGTCTTGTGTAAAGGTCCAAGCTCTCAAATCGCGCCTATCTAATTTTCCTCTGACTAGGGCGTAAGCACCTAGTTGATGCACCTTAGCATCGTGTAAACCATTGCTCGTCTCAGCGGCTGCCAGCACCGCAATCGGCAGTTGCGACGCCCTAGCCTGTGCAGTAGGAAAGGTCGCTAGAGCATAAGTGCCGATCTGTGTAGCATGTGCGGCGAAGAATTCGAACCAATCCACATCGGCATTATCCGAGATGTCTAGTGTGAAATCATCCCAGAAGCTGTTCGAGCCAAAACCAGAAGTGTTGCTTAAAGTGCCAAATCGGAGCGTTCTGGTATTCTCGGGAATTCTCGAATAGAGAATATCTTGGGACCAAGTGGAGGGGCCGGTGTCATCAGTAGCTCCGGTTCCAAGCAAAACCATGCTGCCGTCATAATACTTTACATAAATATGGCCAGTCTCAGCCAGATGCTCATGCCAGCCAGTGAACTTAACTGCTGCCGTCCCCGCATCAATAGCGGCTTCTAAGCCGGCATCGACGGTGATGTCTTGATCCCACTCGGAAGTGCTGGCAAAGCCGTTTAAAGCGGCAAACAGTCTGCTCCCGCTGTGAGGAGTGCTGGGAGACATACCGCCAGCCGAGGTTGCAGACTCGAAACCGTCGCCGTTCCTGTGAGTCCATCCAGAAGTATTCCCAGTTTCCGCACCGGGGTTAGTAATCGTTTGTGCGTGGATGGTCATTACACGCTCCGTGTAATGCGGAACTTCGCTGCATTAAGGGAAGCCCTTGTCCACCGAGCAGAGCTATCTGGGTCGGTGTTCTGAAACTTCCACCAATAGGTGGGTTCAACAGTAATCGGAAATTCAGCAGAGTCGGCGACTGAGGCGTCAGAGTTCATACCGAATTTAATCATACACGCACCAGCATCAGCCTTGCTCATACGACCCAGAAGCTGCAACCCGCGAATGTAAGTAATGTCTTCAGGCAAGTCAGTCAGATCAAACTCTGAAAGATCAGTCGCTGTCGTCGAATAGATGTAATCATTATCGTTCGGCGTAGTCTCGTCCACCATCTCGTAGTCAGCCGCACCCGATGAACGAACCCAGTCCGTCTCGGAGCCGTCGCCGTTAGGCGGAAGATACATGACCTGTAGTTCGCCGATGTAACCGGTTGCAATCCCCGCGCCGTCAGTTGTAGGAACGAAATCCGTATCCACAGCCGAGTCACCGACGAAATCATACATATATAAATCATCCATGTAGAAGTCGCCATTAAGGACGCCGGCACCAGTTCCATAGTACGGCTGAGCGAAAGCCACTGAGACAATGCCCGACGAGTCTTCCAGTGTGTCTAAGCCGGTAGCTTCGTACACATGAACACCGTTAACTGCTGCTCTAACCCAGCCAGTAGTCGCATGAATGAACACTTGAATTTCTACATGATGCCATGCGTTGGCGGTCAGTACTGGATCAGACTGGGCGATCAGTGTCCCCATCTCGCCGCTCAAGCTATGATTAGTGTCCTTGTAGAACAGCAAGCGGCCGTTCGAGTCCAAGAATACTGACACATGGCCGAAGTTGGCTTGCCCTGATTGAAAGCCCGCAATCATAGCGGACGTATTGCCTTCCGGCAGTCCGGGGAAGTAGAAGCGAGCGCACACGCCCATCTTTGTAGTAGAAGCTGGCAGAACCTTGCGCAGGCCGGTGAGAGAGCTGTTGTTGCTGCTTTCGCCAATGAAGATGCTGTGAGTACCTGTGGCCACCTGAGCAGCAGACAGAACGACTTCAGAGCCGACAGTGCCATAGACACCATCGGTCAGATTAGTCTCGTCTGTACCGTAGTGGTCGAAACCATCACACCAAAGTAATGCCATTATGGAATGTTCTCATCGATAGCGGTCTTAATCGCAGTGCGGGTACGCTCCGCGACAGACGGATTGGAAACAGGAGTAGGCGTACCAGCGATATTGAAGACAGTGCCATCGTGAGCCACTAGAAGCACCGAAGTATCTTTCATACGGACGCCGGAGCCGCCGAATACCCCGAAGTTAAAGGCCCGCCCTTCGATGCGCTGGAAGGGGGCGTCTCCGTCTCCAGTAGCTCGCCACACCTCAATGGAACGCTCTCCCAGCAACCAGAATTCATCGCCCACGACACGAACCTGCAAGATTTTATCGGGGAACCGTTCGGCAGTAGCGAAGTCGAGGGCATCGATGATGATGGCACCGGGCTGTATCCAATAGAAGCGGTCGCTGTCCGATTGAACGCACAGCACGTAGCCGTTGAACACGTCCAGCGAAATGAAAGTGATATCGTCAGGAGTGGCAATAGCAGTTAATGCAGCAGCACCGTCAGTGTACTGTAGATCAATGCCATCAGTAATCCAAAGATACTGATCTGTAGCTGCCATATCGGGGGCGTAGGGGTCATTGTCGATGACTCCGGTGATCTGAGTTGTAGTGATCGAACCGTTCGTCTCGCGATGGTGCTTGTATAGCTCCGTTCCTGAGACGTGGAATAAATCCCCGTTCGAAAAGCCCGGCTCCGTGTATAGTCTGCGTCCCGTTCCATCGCCAGCTTCGAGAAGCTCGATGAGTGCCGGCCTTTCAATCAGGGCAGTCTGTTCATCGGCATTCGCAGGGTTTTGCTCGAAGAATCTGTTAATTAGCGGATACTCGGACATATCTGCGCGATTGCGCACATAGGAGCCATGGCCCAGAGGAACTGAAATCTCAGCCATTAGTAGGGCCTCCGCCAGAAATAGCCTTGGTTGAAGAACGAACTATCGTGGCTCCACAGATCACGAGGATCAACAAGCCCGAAGTCGGGAAGCTGATCGCCCTTCCTGTTGCGATACCGAGAACGCAGCTGCGATTGACCGCGCTTGTAGATCATAGTATCTTCGGCCGAAAGCGACTGGCCGTACTGGGGGTTGAGTTGGATGGCGAGGGCGATGACGAAGTACATATCGAACTCGATGGGGAACGGCATACTGTCAGCCGCCTCCAGTTCTTCAATGACAACCCATCCCGCATCTGCGCGATACATCCATTGCTTAGTCAGACCGTTGGTGCTAAGCACTACCGAAGAAGCGCCTTCGATCAGATGGCCGTTGCCTGAAATCGTAAAGTTGTAGGTGGCGAGGTTCTCGCTCATATCGGTGATCGCCAGTCGCTGGCCCTCGTAGGGGTAGGGGTCGAGGTCCACTGCATCGGCAGCAGTCAGGTTCAACATCAGTCGAGAATTAATCGGAACGTAAGCATCGCAGTAAGCCGACTGATCGTACTGAGAGAAAGTATCTCCGAAGTTCAGCGGGGTAAGCTCATCACCAGCTTCGTTGCCCACGCAGGACAGGACCAAGCTGTTCAGCATCTCAAGAGCTTCAGTCGTCTGATTAGAATTAGGCGACCCGACGAGCGGGATAAGGTTCGTCTTCCTATAGGCTCTCTTGATGATCGAAGAAACTAAAGTCATTTCTATCCCTTAAATAGAGAGAGGGGACCCCTTGCGAGGCCCCCTCAATCCAATTAGTTGCCGTTGATACGGACGATACGATCCCGGCCACCGGCCAAGACGTTCGCAGTAAGAGCGACGTCGAAACGAATGCTGTGAGCACCAGTTGCGAAGTCGGACTTCTGCCACATACGCACGGACAGCGGAAGCTTCGTAAGCGACTTGCGCATCGAAGTATCCGAAGCCGGCAGAATCAGGTCCGCAGTGCAGACGTTGATCGCAGCCTTGTCCATGAGCAGACGCGGCTTGTACTCCGTGCTAGCAGCACCAACAAAGGTAATCGCAGCATCATCCGCCGGAACCGAGTCAACGGTCGCATGAGCGGTGTTGACATCGCCATCGCCCTGAACGATAATCGCCGGGTAGATGATGAGGTCAGCATCCGATACGCCCGAGGCAGTCACGTCCGCGAGGACAACGAACTGCTTGAGACGACCGGTGCTCTGCTGAGCGCGGTTATCCCACTCGTACACGTTGGCGATGGTGAACACCGAGCCGGCCTCGACAGTGCCGGTGCCGGTAGTAATACCGTCAACGTGCAGGGTCTGAGACATAAAGCGGCCCGGAGCCGAGGACTGGGCAACCGCCGAGTAGTCCACGTTCTGGTCAGCACCGTCAATCGCAACGCCGGTAATATCGTTACCATTGGTGTGATTGGGGAGCTGCTGGGTGAACAAGGTCGGAATGCCGCCAACAGCACCAGTGAAGCCGTTGCGGAAAGCACCGGTAGCGAGAGCATCGGTCGCTTGGAAAGCGATCACAGCCTCACCGAGGTCT